TCATCCAGACAGTATAATGAGATGTTTGCATATCTTAGTTCAATACTAGTTTCTAGAATACACGAAGTTATCACATACACTTGGAGAAAAAACGAAGCAGATTTGATTAAAGAATACAATAGAATTTTTGGCCAAGTTCAAACTTGGGACAAAGATGCATACTACAATGATAGAGATGTTCACAACACCCACATGTATCCTAGTAATTTCAGATTGGGTGGTACACCTCTTGACGAATGTTTGACCGCAATGAGAAAATTCATACCAGAATTTAATCACAAGTATCAAATTGAGAAATCTATCTTGACTGTAATCACTGATGGTTATAGTCATAGTTCAAGATTCTTTGATAGTGGCGATGAAGAAAGAGCAGATGAAACTGCTCAAATAGGTGACGAAGATAAAGGAGAGTATCGTTCAAGATGGAGAAAGAAAAGATTTTTCTTAGACCCATACATTAATAAGAGTTACATCTATGAAGACAATGTTGATGGTTATCATTATAACCACAACGACTTTGAAAAAACTCAAAATCTTCTAGAGTGGTTATCAGATACTTGCAATGTGACCGTGACAGGATACTTTGTGTTCTCTAAGAAACAAGATTTCAGAAGCACTGCATACCAAATATTAGGTGATGCCGCTTATGACCAAATTGATATAATGTGGAGAGATATGAAAAAGGCAGGAAGAGTAGTTGAAGTCAAAGGTTATAATAAATTGTTCTTGACTTCTGCAACCAACCTTGGAACTCAAGGCGAAGATGAACTTGACGATGAGTTCATTGGTGCAAACAAAAACAGAGTGATGGCTGCCTTCAAAAGAAATCAAAAAGGTAAAACCACTTCAAGATTTTTAACAAATGAATTTATAAAGGAGATTGCATAATGGGAATAAGAATGGAAGAGGTTCGATACATTGAAACAGTTAATGTGAATAAATTTCAAGAGGCGATAGTCAGTGTTGGTAAAGGACCATGCGTTAAATTTAATTGCCCACGACAAGCTCTTTGTGCTGAAGAAGAGGTTGAATGTAAGGCATTCAGATTTTGGGTAAATAATGATTCATATACTACAATGAGAAAGGGTAAAAAGACTTCTATTGCAATTGATATGGAAAGATTATTAAAGGATATTGAATGAAAGGGTTGACAATGACCTCAACTTTTTAGTAGGATGGACACATGATGAGAAATATAACGGAGACAAATTATGAGTAAATGGACATATGACCCAACCGAGTCAATCGACATCGGCGGTTCAAACTTCCACATGACGCCTGATAGAAAAGAATTTATCACGGCTCTTAAATCGAAATACCCAAATCAATTACAGTTCACTAAAGAACAATTTGATTCATTGGGACATTTCCCTTACTGGTTGAAATCAAACAGATACAATTTTAAAGATGGTGCTGTTTTCAATCTTCAACCGATTCTTGCAGTTGACCACAACGGAACAACTGTTGCAATTCCTCAACCGGAACCTGTAAAGGTTGCAACTGTTCCTCAACCACAAGTTTCGAATATGCCAGTTGCTGCTGCTACTGCTTCAGTCAATATGATTGACGATAATGTAAAAATTATTCCAGAGAAAATGATTAACTATGTTCCTTTTGGACATCACAAAGATGTTAAAAACATTATTAAATCTAAAATTTTCTTTCCTGTTTTCGTGACAGGTCTTTCAGGAAATGGTAAAACTCTTATGATTGAACAAACATGTGCTCAATTAAAAAGAGAATTATTCAGAGTGAACATTACCATTGAGACTGATGAAGATGATTTAATGGGTGGGCATACTCTTCAAAATGGAAACATTATCTTTAGAGAAGGTCCTGTTATCAAGGCGATGAGAAAAGGCGCTGTCTTACTTCTAGATGAAGTTGACTTAGGGTCAAATAAAATGATGTGCTTACAATCAGTTCTTGAAGGGAAAGGATACTTAATCAAAAAGACTGGTGAGTGGGTAACACCAACACCTGGGTTCACAGTCGTTGCGACTGCAAACACCAAGGGTCAAGGTTCAGAAGATGGCAAGTTCATAGGGACTCAAATCATGAATGAAGCGATGCTTGAAAGATTTGCAATTACTATGCAACAAGAATATCCTCCAGTAACTACTGAAAGAAACATTCTTAAAAAAGAAATGGCTTTGAGTGGCGAAGTTGATGAAGAGTTCTGCAAAAAACTTGTAGATTGGGCTGACATAATCAGAAAAACTTACTACGAAGGTGCGATAGACGATGTGATAACAACTAGAAGGTTAGTTCACATCGTCAATGCCTTTAGAATGTTTAACGACAAATTGAAGTCAATAACAATGTGTATCTCTAGATTCGATGAAGAAACTAGACTTGCTGTTCTTGACCTCTACACCAAAGTCGATGAAGGAGTTAATCTTTATGAAGATGAAAACCCCATTGACGATCCAGAGGTAGAAGAGTATAATGGAACAGATGAGTAAGATAGACTACAAATATAACGAGAGGGCTCTAATTAAAGAGTTCTCTTCTTATGTAGACAAGACTTATGAACAGCATTACTCAAAAGAAAGATTTCAGGCCACAGAGTTCATTATGGACGGTGGTCATGGAGAAGGATTTTGTATTGGGAATATTTTGAAATATGCCCAGCGATACGGAAAGAAGGAAGGTTATAATCGTGCCGACCTGTTGAAAGTTATCCATTATGGATTTCTTGCGTTATATAATCACGATACATTTAAGGAGACTGAAAAGTGAAAATTTCAAGTGAAACTCAGGCGATATTAAAAAACTTCGCTACAATTAATTCGGGTATCAAAGTTGGTGAAGGTAATCAACTTAAGACGATATCTAATATGAAAAACATTCTTGCTGTCGCAAATGTTCCAGAAACATTCGGACAAGAATTTAGTATATACAATCTAGTAGAATTTCTAGGTGCAATAAGTTTAACGGAGAATCCAGACTTCAATTTCAATGAGAGTTCATTGACTATTGCTGATGCTGATACATCTCTAACTTATTTCTATGCATCTGAGGGTATGGTAACTACTGTAGACAAAATGATTACAATGCCAGACTCAGAAATCAATATAGATTTATCATCAACATTACTAACTGAATTACAGAAGGCTGCTTCAGTTCTAGGTGTTAATGATTTGATTATGACATCTGATGGTACAAAAATCGAGATGCAAGTCACAGATAAAAAGAATCCAACTTCTAATACATTCTCTAGAACTGTAGGAGAAGGAAATGGTTCTACTTTCACAATGAACTTCAAGATTGAGAACTTGAAAGTTTTAGACGGCAACTATTCAGTTGCAGTATCTTCTAAGGGTATATCTCATTTCAAAAATAAAGATGTAGACTTAGAGTATTTTATTGCGTTGGAACCTGATAGTTCTTACAACGGCTAATATAAATATGTTATATACAATGTGTGAAATAAGCGCCAGTCTCCGCTCTTTTCATGGGAGTATTAGAGTCTCATCATCTTGGTCTAATACACGAACACTCGGAGGGGTTTGTTCATCTTAAAATTATGAGTCAAAAAGAATTTTTATATGTAGAAAAGTATCGTCCTCAAACAATCGAGGACACAATTTTACCCAAAGGGGTTAAAAAAAGTTTCTCAGAATTCGTTTCCAATCAAGAAATACCTAATTTGTTATTGTGTGGAACGGCAGGAACAGGCAAAACAACCATCGCTAAGGCGTTGTGTAATGAGTTAGGAGCTGATTTTATTATCATCAATGGCAGTGATGAGGGCCGACTTATCGAGACCTTGAGAACAAAAATCAAAAACTTTGCATCAACAGTATCACTTTCTGGTGGTTCTAAAGTAGTTATTTTAGATGAGGCAGATTACATATCTGCTGAATCAGTTCAACCTGCATTAAGAATGTTCATCGAAGAGTTCTCTAGTAATTGCAGATTCATATTCACATGTAATTATAAAAATAGAATTATACCTGCACTGCATAGTAGATGCACTGTTATAGATTTTGCGATACCTAATAATGAGAAACAGACTCTTGCTATGGGCGCATTAGATAGATTAAAACAAATATGTGTAAATGAAGATATAACTTTCAATGAGAAGGTTCTAGTAGAACTTATTATGAAATTCTTTCCAGATTTCAGACGATGTATCAACGAAGTCCAGAGATATGGTGCAAGTGGTGTAATAGATAGTGGTCTACTAGCGACATTATCAGAAGAAAAGCTTACACCTTTGATTGATATGATGGCAGATAAGAACTGGTCTGGCATGAGGAAATGGGTCGGACAGAATTCAGATAACGACTTTAATACTCTATATAGGAAGGTATTCAATACACTTGAACAGCGACTTGAACCAAGTTCAATACCTGTAGCAGTATTGTTTATCGCTGATTATCAATACAAATCTGCATTTGCAATGGACAGTGAAATTAATTTTGTTGCATGTCTCACCGAAATAATGAGTGAGTGTAAGTTTAAATGAGAACACTATGGTTAATATTCTGGTGTTTTTTTAGTAAAGAGGGAAAAGTATGACTCAATATTCTCAGAGAGTAGAACGACAAAGACAGGCACTTGAAGCTTTAGAATGGGCAAAGGGTATTAAGTGTGTTCATATACATCAAATAAAATCTATGTGGTATGACGATAGACCACAAGATACAGATGATGGTGCAGTAACAGATATACAACACAACAGCGGTATAATTGTCAGGTCAAAAAATGGAAAGAAAATCCATGTATTTGGGATAGCTAAGACTGGCAACGCTTTAACAGATTCATATTTAAGAAACACAGCAAGGTAGAATGGGTAAAAGAAATCCATTCGATTTTGTTAAGTCGGTCTCTTACGACAAAAAAGACCTCATGGTTGATGAGGTCGAAGAGAAAGCATATCAACCATTCTTAATCAATAAAGCATTATCTTATCATCAAGATTCTGTTTTTCTAGTAAACGAGATGAACATCAGGCATGGTACTGATAACCGTCTTCAATACTTGTTTTTCATAAATACT